GGTAAAAAACCTATTCAAGAGTTTGTAAAGACAGGCATGCCTGATTTTGTAAATTGTACCTATACTGTAGTTATGATGACATCATATATGGAACAGATGAATGATTTAAATTCTCTGATGATTGAACACTTAAAAACTTATTGGGGTGATCAGACCAGTTATAGGTTTAGGACTGAACTTGAAGGTGGAATATCCAATGAAGAGCAGATGGAATCCCAAGGTGAAAGATTAATAAGAAATGAATTCAGTATGTCAGTCAAGGGATACATCATGTCAGAATTTACAGAAAATGTATTTGGAAAGAAATCACAAGCAAAACGTGATTACAGTAAAAATGTTGTTTTTTCCGAAAAAATTACATAATTATATATACAAAGACTATTAAACATAGGAGTTACAGATGGCAGAAGACATCAAGTTTACGGATGAAGAGTTAAAATCAATAGAAGGTATTAGAACACAATATGCCGAAATAACAAATCGATTTGGTCAAATAACTCTCACGAAATACAATCTCGATCTACAAGAGAAGCAGGCTCACAACGATTTTGAAGCCATAAGAGCTGAAGAACAAAAAGTTCTAAATGGTATTACTGAAAAGTATGGACCTGGAACTTTAGACCCAAATACAGGAGTTTTTACACCATCTGATACTTAAAAATTAGTCTTTGAAAATTTATATAATATTTATATATGAATAATCATAGACTTTTTACTATTACCACTCTATCGGAGACATCAAGATGGCTGAAAAAATTGTATCACCAGGTGTATTTACTAATGAAATAGACCAATCATTCATTCCAGCAGCACTAGGGGAAATCGGTGCTGTTATCGTAGGACCTACTGTTAAGGGTCCTGTATTAGAACCAACCGTTGTAAGTTCATATGGAGAATATGTTCAAAAATTTGGAGAACTAATTGAAAGTGGTTCGGATAAATATCAATATTTAACATCTCATACGGCACAAGAGTATTTGAGACAAGGTGGCCCTCTTACTGTCGTTAGGGTTGGAACACCTAATGCTTCAAGAGCAACTGCTACTGTGAATAAAGATGGAACTTTGGTAGCTGGTGCTAAAGCTACGGGTTCATTAACAATAGTTGGTAGCTTTGGTCAAACCATAGGTGACGAAACTCAAATCACTGTTGGGGGAACTGAATTTAGATTTATTACCACTGATCAAGATACTCCACCAACTGATTCATCGCCTATATTTTTTCACCACACAGGTTCATCTGCTGCTACATATTTGGATAGTTTGGTTGCTGAAATTAATGCTGCTAATATTGGGGTATCTGCAGTAGATGGTACAACAGAATTACAATTAACAGCATCAAGTACTGGTCTAAGTGGTAATTCAATATCAGTTGATACTGGATCTGGTGCCACTATGAGTGATCAAATAACACTTGCTGGTGGAACTGCAGACTCAACTACTGGTGGTTCATTACTTACCTTAGAGGTGTTAGGTGACGGAACACAGTTTAATAATAATGTTGACACAATCGGCACAGACGGTTTATTGACACCAAGAATAAACGCTACGGGTAATGAACATTTTAATTCTGGTAGTTTTGGTGGTAGAGCTGATAACGTAAGATATGAAATATCACAGA